ATATTTCTATGCTTACATGTCTGAAGATGAAAATTCATTATGCAAAGTAAGAATTTGTAATGTTGAATCTATAAGAAAACTTATTGAAAATGAAAAATACAAAGTTTATAAAAATTCAGATGGTACTATGCTTGCTACATTTAAATTTAAGGATATTGCAACTAATGGAGGTGCAGTTTATCAATTTAATTAACTTTTTCTTGAAACTTTCAATTTTTCATCTTACCTTTGCCTTAACGGCGGTTTAACCGCTTAACCGCTGTTCTAAAAAGTTCAGCGGTTTTTTATTTGAAATTGTAACATCCGTAACTAAAATGTAACTTATAAAATGCTGATTTTCATAGCTTGTTACGTTTGTTAACATTGTTACGCAATTACGCGCATATATTTCATTTAAAAAAAATTCAATATATATGTATGAATATGTGTAACATTGTAAACAAGTGTAACATCATATAATAATCAATACTTTATGTGTTACAATTATGTTACTAATGTTACACTTAATAATATAAATAATAAATAATATAAAATAATAAATAAACTTTAAGATAGATATAGGCTTAAAACGTATTTAAACGGCATTTTAAGGCATTTTTATTATAAAGTGGTGTATAGATATCAAAAAGTATTTAAAGTTGCTTAAAACGAAAATATGAAAGAAAAGGGAAGACCTTTAAAATTTAATTCACCTGAAGAATTAGAAAAGAAAATAGAATCTTATTTTCAATGGTGCGATTCACGAACACGTATTAAGCATTTAGTTACTAAAGACGGTGTTCAAGAAGTTGTGGAAAGTTTTCCACGACCTTACACGGTTGAAGGGCTTGCAGTTTATTTAGATACTTGCCGCGATACTTTATTGAATTATTCAAACAACGAAGGTTTTTTCGACGTTGTTAAACGCGCAAAGCAGAAAATACTGGCTAATAAGGTTGAGGGCGGCTTAGATAGAACTTATGATATGGGTGTTGCTAAGTTTATGCTAATCAATAATTACGGCTTTAAGGATAAGCACGAAACAACCGAAGACGACAAAAACATCAACATAAACATTCAGTATCCACCTGAAGCTAAGTAGTGCCGCGTAACATAGACATACAACTGTTTAAGCCGCACACAGGGCAAAAACGAATATTAGATAATAAGCGCAGGTTTAACTGTATTGTTTGCGCCCGTAGGTTTGGCAAAACTGAACTTATTACTTCGGTTGCCTTGCCGCTTATAAGCCCCGCCGTATTTGAAGGTAAGTTTGTTGGTATCTTTGTCGATGACTTCAAAGACTTTGCGCAAAGCTGGAATAAGATAGTAGATACTTATAAGACAGTTTCTGAGGGCGGCATCATTAAGCATAAAGATGAAACGTCTAAAATAATGCAGTTCCTTAACGGCGGCGTTTTAGAAGTTTGGTCAATAGGCGATGAAGGTCGAAAGGACAAAGGGCGCGGTCGTAAATATCACCGGGTAATATATGAAGAAACGCAAAAGATACCAAGCCATATATTAGAATATCATTGGAAAACAGTTGCACGCCCTACCTTAACTGACTACAAAGGTGAGGCGTTTTTTATTGGTACAGCAGCGGGAAAAGATAACTATTGGTACGAACTATGTCGCAACGGCGCTAAGGCTGGCAACGTCGAAAAGAATTGTTATAATGACATAGATTTACCACAAAGCGAAAACGGTTCAGATAGTTGGATTACGTTTCGAATGGAAACAACCGATAACCCAGCTATTGACCCCGACGAAGTAGCAGATGCCAGCCGCGATTTGGACCGCCTAACGTTTGAACAGGAATACAAATCGGTTTTTGTTGACTATTCAGGTGAAGCATGGGTTTATGTGCTAAAGGACAAAAGCATACAACAAAAAGTATTTCAGCCATCAAAGAAAATCAATTGGGAAACAGAACAAATTTACGTTTCGTTTGACTTTAATAAGATACCAATGACCGCCGCCGTTATGCGCAAAACTACATTAGCGCCTGATGTATCTGCCCGTTCACGTTATCGCTATGGTGTGCATATCGTAAAAGAATTTAAGATAGGCAGCGAAGAACGCGGCGAAGCATCAATTTATGACACATGCCAAGCGTTCAGAGAATGGGTATTTTCAGAAACAAATAAGAAAATCGGGCGTTGGTCAGATACTGCTATTTACCCCTGCACAATTCCGCTATTGATAACAGGTGATGCAAGTGGTGACCGTTCCGATGGTAGGCAGCGCGTATCTAAAACATATTACGAAATTATACAGGAAGAATTGCAGTTACCCGCGCGTTTCTTTGTAGTGCCTAAAGCTAACCCCCTACATGCTGAATCATACGTTCAAACAAATACTATTATAAGCATGTGCCCCGACTTTCAGATTTATGAAGATAAATGCCCGGGCTTGCGTATGGACTGTTTGCGTATTAAATCAGATAATAGCCGCCGAATCATTAAAGGCAAAGGCGAAGAAAGGCAGGCCGACTTATTAGACAATTTGAGATACCTACTCAATACATTTTGTCAAGACATTAAATTATAACCCCATGATTTACCGCCCTAAAATTAAAGTACATTCTAATGAAGAAGTAGAATATTGGAAAAACCTAATAAATGAAAAGCGCCGACAAAATAAAACTTTGCAGCGATGGTTAGTTATATCGGATGTGCATCGACCGTTTCACAATCAGATACTATGGCAAAAAGTCTTAAGGCTTATTAGTGAAATGGGCAGCACTTTGCACGGCCTTGTTATTGCAGGGGATTATTTAGACTTGTATACATTAGGTTCTTATAATGCTGAATCATTAGCCAACTTATCGGGCTTAACTTTGCAAGATGAATATATTGATGGTTTGCAGGGAATTGATGAACTTAACGGCGTGTTTAAAGGCGCTAAGAAATATTTTCTATTTGGTAATCATGAAGACCGATACTTCAGGCACATCAAAGAAAAGGACAACGCTAAATATGGCGGTGCTTTAATAAATCCTACCGAAGCGCTTTACCTTCATGAACGTGGATGGGATGTTAAAACAGATTGGCAGTCAGACTATTTTACATTAGGCAAACACTTAGACATAGTGCACGGCGTTTACACTTCAATTCATGCAGCTAAGGCGCACTTAGATAAAACGCAACACTCTGTAATGTTTGGACATACACACCGCGTGCAATGCTATCATACTGGAAACAAAGCCGCGTTTAACATTGGCGGTTTATATGACATTAAAAGCAAAGGGTTTTCTTATATGCCAAGGTTTCAACGCCAACTGTGGGCAAATGGTTTTGCACTTGTTAATGTCGATGATGCTGGTAACTTTTATGTCGAACAGGTTAATGTTTGGGCCGATAAGTTTTTAGCTAATGGCAAGATGTATTAACCATATCGTTGAAGTTAACGACATGGTCTAACGCACAAACATAGTAGTATAAGGATGTGCAACCCATTTGCCAAAATATCTATAGTTTAAATTCTTTTGCGGTTTTAAACCCATTGTTATTCTATGCTGCCATGCTTTCCACGGCGTTTGATTTATGTCTGAATAGTCAAGCCAAAAGTAGCAGCGGTTTGTTTTAAGTTCATTGTTTAGCACGGCACTAATAGCATAGTATCTAATCATTGAAACGTTTACAGTTTGTTCTTTATTGAAATGCCAAAACGAAATATGTTTATGCTTACGGTAAAACTTGCGAACGTTTGGAAAGCAATTGAAGCTATCATTAAGCACTAACCCCAACAGAATGCTGTCAGGGTTATCAGATAGTATAAGCTCACGAATCCATTTTGATTCTTGCATATTGATTTTTTATTTTGTCGAATGCTTGTTTTTCTAATTGCCTTGCACGCTCACCAGTAACGTTTATAATTTCTCCTATCTGTTTATAGTCCTTTGCATAGTCTTTTAGATACCTATGTTCAATGACTTTATATTCTTTAGTATTTAAGCCTTTAGTAAGATATTTAAATACTTTTCTGCTATCAGATTGCAAAGCCCTTGCATCTGTTTGTGAATCCGAAGCAGGCGTATAAATTTCGTTGCCCTCATCATCTGTATGGTCAAGGCTTACATATTGCATCATTTCTTTAGCCATTTTAACATAGTGCTCTGATACGTTTATCTGTTTAGCTATTGATTCAATAGGTTCATCTTGAATATTTCTAATCTGATGTTTAACTATATGTGCCTTATCAGGATAGCGTATTATATCGCGTTTAGTGTGCATGTATGACTGTATTTCGGACCGCATCCTATAAACAGCATACGATATAAATTTATTATCAGATGCACGGTCAAAGCTATCGGCGGCCTTAACTAATCCTATCATTGATTCAGATATAATGTCCATAATGTCCACGTTTGGCATGTGATGCCTAAACGCTACTGAAATTGCAAACATCATATTATGATTTATAAGCTGCTCACGTGTTGCTGTGCGCTCCTGTTCAAATGTCAAAGGCTTATATCTATTGGCCTCAGTTAAAAGCCGCTGCAATATGCCTTTCTTTTCGTGTGCTATATTTAGCTTAACATCAATTCGTTTCATTAGTGTAAAATTTTCTAAGGTTTGCAACTTGTTTAGTATTGCGCTGGCAAATAAAAGCATCTGAATAAGCACGCTGCCATGAAGTCAAAGATATTTCAGCATCGAACTTAGTAGGATAAACAATCATAAGCCTGTAATAATCGCCAGCCTGTTCAAACATTACCGTATCAAATGGCATAATATTAAGTTGTTCGGCTGTTACGTATTCAGGTGTTTTTGTGCTAAGTATTTGAATGCAATACATTGTGTCTGTTTGCGCGTAAGTTGCAGCGCTAAATAGTAAAATAAAAAATAGTGTTTTCATTGTGTGAAGTTTTAAAAGTTAAAGTTCGGTTTTGTAGGTTGACCGAAAACCTTTGATGTTATTATTTTTTTGGTTCAATTTGTTTGCTTAATTCTAAGCCAAATTTTCTAAGCTCGATATAATTCCAACCTGCTTGCTCTATTTCTTTTATTTCATTTTCAAGGTCAAACATTTGGTTAAAAAATTCGCTTTCTAAAATGTCATCGATTGTTTTGAAATTTTCAGTTGTCATAATCTTAATTTTTTGAAGTTTAAATAATTCCTTTGTTGTATCTGAATACAAAGTTACACC